AGAACCTTCCAATGCTTGAATAGCACGGAACGTCTCACCCGATGTAGAGCTGTCTGCTGCATCCAACACACGGAAGCCATAGTCACCCACAACTGACTGGTAGAAGTTGCTGTCTTTAGTAATATTTTCGTAAGCCATTATAATTTATTTTAGTCGTGTAATTGTAATTGGAATACTAACCCGTTTCCTACTGCGTCTCTAACAACTGTAGCTCCATAAGAGAAGGTAAAGTAATTCTCCTTAGTCTCATCAGAAGTTGTAACAGCGTCAGCTAAGTATCCTGTTTGTTTATAAGTGTAAGCCATTAATCAAAAATAGTCTGGTCGCTAAACACATTCTTATCATCGATCGCCAATGAAGCAATACCACTCTCTGTATTCAAGGTTACATTAACGTAAGACTTGTCGCCTATACCTGTACCTGAAGCAGCTTCGTAATTCATTGTCAATCCATCTAACCAACCCGAAACAGTTACTGTATCGTTGTTGTGTAACAATACACACACGATATCTTCTCTGCGAGACATATAATCAATCTGGTTGATCTTATTGTCTACGATAGGCATTTGGATAGTAATATCTGTAGTAACCACACCAAGACCTCCTGATGTGCTTTTATTTTCTGAGAAAGAAGTAGTGCCGTCTTTAGGGTTATGCTCAAAGGTAACCTCGTTTGCGGTGTCTACTTGGGTGACGGTAGTTTCGTCGGCTGCATCAAAGGTAATAGTAATATCCTTTTGCAGCATTAGGATAGCTTTCTTAACACCACCTGTAGTACGTTTGTTACAGTTGATATCAATATCACTTAAAAGAATAGAACAGTTGAAAGCCATATACTATATATTAAAAAGGGGCGAGGTTTTAGCCTCACCCCTTGTATTAATTTACAAGAATCAGTTATTAGCCGATAATTGTTTCGAAGTCTGTTTGATCATCGATGCTGTAAGCAAGACCGTTCTCCTCACCTGTTAGGGTAAGTTGAATACGGTTCTTCTCAGCACGAGAAACACCTGAAGACATATCAACTGTTGAAGCGTAAAGACCGTAGTCTACACCTACAGCGTGGTAAGTACCTGCAGCAGTCTCAATCAAAGCTACCAATTCAGCACCTGGAGTTGCAATGTTTTCCAACTCAGTTACTTTAGCGGCAGACATTTTAGGGAACTCTACAGTAATAGTAGGTACAGTCGTAGAAGTACCGTCAGCGTTAACTGTCTTTACTTCGTTGAATGCAGAGAATCCATCTTTCAAGTTGAAAGACAAATCAGATACACCTGTAACGACAGCAGCAGTAGTAACTACGCGAGTGTCTTCGTCAACAACTGAAGATGAAGCATCCCAGTTTGCTTTAGTAGCCAAAGACAAGCGAGTAATACCACCGATACCCAAGTCATCACAAGAGTAGGAAATATCAGTAAGGGTTAATGTACAAGCCATTTGTTATAAGGTATTAAAGGAAGGAGCCGAAGCCCCTTCCGTTATTATTCAATTACTATGCTTCTTCTGCAAGAACGATTTCCTCTGCTTTGTAGAAAGAGAAACCGAGCTTGAAACGTCCCCATAGGTACTCAGCGTTTTCTTTAGCTTCGTACTCAGCATCGATAGCTTTAACATCGTTGTAGTCGTCAGTCAACATCACCAAGTTCTGTGGAGCAGAGATGAAGAATGTATCAGCTGCCAAGCTTGGGAAGTGTACAACCTCCATACCGTAGTATGTTGGAAGCTCACCTGCGATGATACCTGCAGGAGTAGTAGTGTGCAATTCAGCGATTGCAATTTGGTACATTTGGTAAGCAGCAGTACCCAAGAAGAATGCAGGCTTGAACTCACGGTCAGCGTCGCCGTAGATAGCAGAAAGCATCACGTCAGACATTGCTTCGTAAGCACCTTGCATTTTGTCAAGGATGTTAGATGTAGATAGAGCAGCAGCAGTATCGTAGTCGATAACACCTGTGTCAGTCTGCATCTCACCAACCAATTCAGAAGCAGCGTAAGTCAACGCTTTCTGAGAAGCCAATTTTGCGAAGTAGTCAAATACCCAGTTACGGAACTCAGCGTCCATTGTCTCAGGGTTGTGCTGACCTTTCTTTAGAGCCAAACCACGGTAAGACTTCTCAAGTACGTGCTTACAGTTTTTGAAGCCGTAGTTAAAAGTCTCAACTGTCATCTCTTTTTCGTCGATGTCAGCAGTTGTGTTGTCCAAGAATTCACAGTCATCACCTGTAGCAAATGCAGATGAAGTTACGTCAAAGATAGGTACGTTTACTTTGTTTTTTACACCGTCGATCAAAGAGAAACGGTTCAATACAGCAGCAGACTTCACCATTGTGTCGATGAACAAGTCTGGTCTGCGGTCACCCCAGTCGTGGGATTGTACGTTAGTAGCGGAAATAGCCATTATATATAATTTTTAAAAAAATTCGTTTTACTTAATTTACAAACAATTAGTTGTTAGGAAAGAACTTATTGATTAGGGCAATCTTTTCAGGAGTAATGCCATTGAATTCGATAGTCTTATCTTCTTCTTCAGCGACAACTTCTTCTGTCTGCTCTGAAGCGAATTGCATCTCAACTTCTTCTTGGTTTACTTCCTCTTCTGCTTCAAAGTTTTCTTCTACAGCTTCAACAGTTTCTTCAACTGCTTCTTCGGTAGCTTCGTACTTTTCTTCAGAACCCATTTCTTCTTCTTTTTCCTCGTCAGTATGGCCGCCCATTTCTTCTTTTTGTTCGCCCATCTCTTCTTCTTCACTACCCATATCTTCCATATTGGCAATGTGCTTTTGAATCATTTCGATAGCAGCTTTTAAGTCTTCAACTCCTGCGAACTTCTCTTCAAAAGATGTCAATGAAGCCAAGAGAACTTCGTTCTCTCCTTCTAATGCTTCAATACGCTCTTGGAATTTGTTAGTCATAGTCTCAAATTGAGCCTCCAACTTTCCTAATTCCTTAGCAAATGAAAATTCACTCATTTCTTCTTTATTTGTTGGTTTAATATTTGCCTCAATCTCGATAGAAAAGCCATTAATCTCTCCTTCTTTGATTGCATTAAATAATTCGTTAGACTCAATCTTGGCCTTGACGAATACGGTTCCGTTTGGTAGGTCGTAACCATAGTCTTTAGACTTATCGTTATCGGACTCTTTCATCCAAACTTCAAGCATTACCACATCATCAGTGTCGTAGTTGTGGTTAATACCAAATGCGTTAAACAACCCCTTCTTAGAGTAGTTGTACATAATGTCCTTAATCGTATCCTCAGTAAAGCGTACATAGTAGTAGCCTTCTGTTGGAGAGAATCGTAGGATTTGTTTGTTAGGAATCATAATTGGTCCAACAACTTCCTGTCTCTCATCGTTAGAGAACATCTCAATTTTTTGTACTTCACTAAAGTAGATGAAGTTTTCTTCGATAGCAGGCTTGTCTACAAGGGAGATTTTGTACATCCCTTGCTCAAAGTCTTCTAACGTAATATCGTACAATGGTAAATCCTTATCCATTATTTTTTACTTTTTTTGTGCCACTTAGGAAGTAGGTCGTTGTCCTGTACGTACTTCTTATTTTGTGGGCTTCCGTTCTTTAAAAGGTACAAGAAAGCGTTTAAACGCGCTAAACCCCATTGGGTTGCGCTTGTCACCTTTGGGCTGTGTGAAGTGTTGTATGCACCCATACCTCTTCGTACTACAGCCTTAGCAGCACCCATACCAATCTTCTTCTCTGGATACTTCTCGTTATACTTGTCTACCTTGGTCTTTATAGACTTAAGAACTTTTGCAGTGAGCTTTCCACCTTTTCCAACACCTTTAGGATTCTTGTTAGGAGTATCGCTTTTAGGTGCTTTGGGAGATTTCTTAATGCTTCCATCCTTGCCCTGTGTTGCATAATCATCGCGTTTTTTGCGATTACCCCACGGGACGTCAGCGATGTTTGTATCAGCCTTAACTGTTCCTTTTCGTATAGACTCAGCTTTTCTAATCGCCCAGTTAACGCCTGAAGTTCCACCCCATCCAAGCCAAGCAACATAACCTCTATCTTTCCAAGGCGTGTCCTTATACTTAGGGTCAATCGCAGCATTCTT